AAAATAAGCAAGGCCAGAGCGGCCGCTATAAAGCATGGTTATAGGAGTGGCTTTGAGCATAAAGTCGCAGATCAATTAAAAGAATCAAAAACAAAGTTTGAATACGAAACTACGGTTATAGATTACATAAAACCTGAAACCCACCACAAATACACTGTAGACTTTACACTACCAAACGGGATATTAGTAGAGACCAAAGGTAGATGGGTTTTAGAAGACCGTAAGAAACACATGTTAATAAAACAACAACACCCAGAGTTAGATATAAGAATAGTTTTTCAAAACCCTAGAGGAAAAATAAGAAAAGGTTCTAAGACAACCTATGCAGATTACTGTGATAAAAATGGTATTGTATGGGCAGAGAAAGAAATTCCAACCGAGTGGTTAAAATAATTGACCCAGATTTTTTATATTCATAAATTTTTATTATATTATACTTAATGAAAAGTCTAAGATTAGTTCAACTATTAGAATCTGTATTGTCTAAAGGTAATCACAACCATAAAAAGAGTGAAGTATCTTTTAAATGTCCCTTTTGCAAACACCACAAGAAAAAGCTTAATGTTAACTTATTAAGCCAAAAATGGCATTGCTGGGTTTGTGGTACTGGTGGCCACACAATATTAGGTTTATTTAGAAAACTAAAGGTAGAAAAGAAGTTTTATGACCTACTTTCTAAGATAACTGGAGGTAAAACGTATTCTGTTAGCAAACAATACGAACACCTAAGTTTACCTTCAGAATTTAAGCCTTTGTATGATGCAAGTGCAGTTAGTCCAGAGGTTAAAAATGCTCTTTACTATCTTAAAAAGAGAGGTATAACAAGTCAAGATATTCTTAAATATAATATAGGTTATTGTGGTTCTGGAAAATATGGAGGAATGATAATTATTCCTAGTTATGACGAAAACGGTAAACTAAATTTCTTTACAGGCAGAAGTTATTACGATGTTAACTTTAAACATTTAAACCCTGTTGTTACAAAAGATATTATTGGTTTTGATCTTTTTGTAAATTGGAATGAGCCAATAACAATTGTTGAAGGAGCATTTGATGCTATTGCAATAAAGAGAAATTCTATACCATTGTTCGGTAAGATGATACTAGACAAATTAAAGATAAAGATATTAGAAAAAAAGGTGGCTAGGGTAAATGTTGCTCTAGATAAAGATGCTATGGAAAAGGCAATAGAGATGTGCGAATACTTCATTTCAAATGGTATATCTGTACACTTTATTGAACTACCCGACAAAGACCCATCAGAATTAGGATTTAATAAGATAACAGACTTAATTGGTAAGATAAAAGAACTAACACCAATGAAGCTATTGGAGTATAAAATACATGCAAGTTAATTTAGATTTTGATAAAGTAGAAAAGATTTTACACGTTGCAGATGTTCACATAAGAAACTACAAGCGACACAAAGAGTACAAGCAGGTGTTTAGAAAGCTGTATAAGGCAGCTAGGTCTTTACCTAAAAATAGCTTAATCTATGTTGCTGGAGATATTGTCCATACAAAAACAGATATTAGTCCAGAGCTTGTTAGTATGGTAAGTGAATTCTTAAATAATTTGGCAAAAATAAGACCAACGGTTATCATTGCCGGTAATCACGATGCTAATCTGAACAATCCAAACAGAATGGATTCTTTAACACCAATCGTGGAAAATCTAAACAATGATAATTTATATTATCTAAGAGACAGCGGCATATATACGTTTGCAGATGTAGACTTTGTAGTTTATTCTGTTTTACAAGAAACAAGTACTTGGCCAAATGCCAAAGATTCAAAGTCAAAAAATAGAATCGGACTTTTTCATGGGGCAGTAAATAATTCTAAGACAGATGCCGGTTATACCGTCAGAGATGAAAATTTACCACTCAAAACTTTTGATGGCTGTCACATGGTAATGCTTGGAGACATTCACAAGTACCAACACCTAAATAAGGCAGAAACGGTAACATACGCTGGGTCACTTATACAGCAAAATTTTGGAGAATCCTTTGAAAACCATGGGTACGTTGTTTGGGACATAGAAAAAAGAAAGGCTGAGTTTTTCAATATAGTAAACGATTATGGATACTATACAATAAGAATGAAAGGCGGTGAACTTCCTAACGTTGATGATATTCCAAAATATCCTAGACTTAGATTCATAACTGAAAACACAACCCAAGCCCAGGTAAAAGAAGCTTTAATAGAACTTAGAAAATTAAGTAAAATTCAAGATTATGTTGTTATTAGAGGAGATAAAATTTCTAGCATATCTAATAATTCAAGGGCATCAACAGCCTTGACAAAAGATATTAGAGATTCAGAATATCAAAGCAAGTTAATAGTTGAACACCTTGAAAGAAATTTTTCAGACATAGATGAAGATACTTTTTCTAGAATACGAAATATAAACAGAGACTTAAATAAAATGCTACCAGATATAGAGATCGGTAGAAATATAAAGTGGAAGCCTAAGAAATTTGAATTTTCAAATATGTTTAGCTACGGTGAAAACAATGTAATAGATTTTGAAACAGTAAAAGGTGCTGTAGGAATATTTGCACCAAATCACTCAGGTAAGTCTGCTATTTTAGATGCGCTTTCTTTCTGCATTTTTGATAAGTGTTCTAGAACAAAAATGGCAGCAGCCGTAATTAACAACAAGAAAAACAATTTTTCCTGTAAACTAAATTTTGAGATAGATGGGGTAGATTACTTTATTGAAAGAAAGGCAAAGAGAAAAAAGGACGGAGGAGCAAGAGTAGATGTTGATTTCTGGATGATTGGAGAGGATGGTAATCCAGTATCTCTAAATGGAGAACAGAGAGTATATACGAATAGAAATATAAGAGGATTTTTAGGTAATTACGAAGACTTTGCCCTAACTGCCCTATCCGTACAGAACAATAATACTGGCTTCATAGATAAGACACAAACAGAAAAGAAAGATCTGTTGGTTCAATTTTTAGATATTACAGTTTTTGAGGAGCTATATCAGCTCGCCAACGAAGAAATAAAAGATGTTCAAGTCTTATTAAAAGATTTTAATAAAACAGATTTTTCTGAGAAGCTATTAGAAGAAAATGAATCCTTAAAAGACCTACAAACTCAGTATAAAGAACAATCTAAAGAACAGGCAATCGTTCAAAAAAATGAAAAAACTGCAAATAAAAAGATTATTGAATATACGTCGAAGTTAATTAAGTTAGATTCAGACGTACCTGAAAGTGTAGAGCCACTAAAAGAATCACTAAAAGATCTACAAACACAATTAAAGGAAGAAAATAAAAAATTAGCTAAGTATGAAAAATATACCGAAGAGAACAAAAAACTATTCATTGATTTATCAAATCAAATAAAAACTTATGATAAGGTATCATTAACGGCTGATTCTGAAAGACATTCAACATTAGATAAAAAACTACAAAAAATAAACAGTGATATCGAACTAATGAAGGTTAAGGTCAAAAACAAGTTAGAAACCGTTAATAGATTACATGACCACGAATACGACCCTGATTGTGAGTATTGCCAGAATAATACCTTTGTAAAAAATGCAGAAGCCGCTAAACAAGAACTGCCTAAATTAAAGGTAGAAACTGATAAATTGCTACAAGAAAAATCAGACATAGAACAAGAAAAAAACACTTTAGAATCTTCAGTAAACAAGCTAAGCGAATTATTAGAATTAGAATCTAAGTTAGCATTACACATAAAATACCAATCAGAAATAAAGGTTAAAAAGGTAACTAGAGAATCTACTGTTTCATCAAAAGAATTAGACATAAAAAATACAGAGAAATCAATAGACAAGTTTTTTGAAAATAAAAGGTCTATAGTTTCAAACAATAAAATAAATGAAAAGATAGAATTAAAGGAATCTGAGCTTAGCTCTATAGAAGATAATCTTCAAGAAATAAACTCAAAACTACAACAATCATACAGCAACATTAAGGTTTGCGAAAAAACTATAGAATCAATACACGAGTCTATAGAAAGAGCTCACGATTTAGAAGGAAGGTTAAAGGCATACGAATACTATCTGAGTGCCATTCAACGAGACGGTGTACCGTATGAATTAGTGTCTGATATTCTACCATTTGTTGAGGAAGAAGTAAATATTATTCTTTCACAAATCTCAGACTTTTCAATACAATTTGAGACAGATGGTAGAAATATCAACACATATATAGTTTATAGTGATGAAGAAAAATGGCCTCTAGAAATGACAAGCGGAATGGAAAAATTTGTCAGCTCTCTAGCAATCAGAACGGCACTAATAAATGTATCAAACCTGCCATGCCCTAACTTCTTAGCAATAGACGAAGGATTTGGTAATCTAGATTCTAATAATTTAAACGCAATATTTAGGCTGTTTGATTATTTAAAACTAAATTTTGATTTTATTACTGTAATATCTCACATAGATATGATGAAAGATGCTACAGATAATATCATAGAGATTTGTATAAAGAAAGGTTATAGCCACGTTGAGCACTAATTACCTCGTTGTTTGATATTTATATATTGAATAGTTAGGAGTTTTTAATGGCATCAATTACACGTTTTAAAGAGCCTCTAAAATTTGAGCCTCTACAATATAGGGGATTAGATACACTAGAGGTATTTATAGAAGATGGATCTGCCGATTCATTTGATTACTTTGGTTTAACGAGAATACCAAGAGAATTATCTGCTGGTAGAAATTTAATATCGTTTACTGGGACAAGAAATCTTGTGCCTGGTTCAGAAATTGCTATAGAAGTTTTAGACGCAAACGGTAACACTATTCCTATTCAAACTTATGACTATATTGGCGAAGGTAACGAAAGAATATTTGCTATAGAAATTGGACCAGAAGTACCTGAAGGAGACGCTTTAATTAGTCTTGTTGGTGTAGCAAAAGGAGAAGTTGGGTTTGATTCACAACGACAAAGAGACGCGTCAAGACTACCA